TAAGACCATCTTCTGGATTCCAAACAGGACTACCATTATCTTTAATACCATTTCTAAGGGTCACATCTGTAACTGCACCAACCCAAATAGATTCTGAAAAGAATGGCTCTAATACTTTACCCAACGCTCTTGATAAACCATTTACAAAACCTCTAATAAGAGGGTCATCTTCATCAGCAGCTTTTGCTCTTTCAACATTAGATACAATAGTATTTACGGGTTGAATCATAGTGTCATAAAAGAATCCATGACTAAAATCTATGTATTTATATTTACCATCTTCGTATACACCAATGATCGTATTGTCTTCTGACCATATTGGAAGTATTTCTCTCATCGCTATTATTTTATCTTTTGATAAACCATACAGTGCAGAACCTGCGCTCATCGCTGCAAGAGGAAAAAAAGCATAAGTTAAAGCTTGCCCTGTTAATCTTTTCATACCAATACTTTGTAATATAGGATCTTTCATTTCTTTAACTGCAAGCATAGTTGTATTACCACCTGTTCTAAAAATTTCTGAAGGGAACGATGCAAAACTTCCTAATGGTGATCTTCTAATACCTTTTACAAAATCAGATACATATGCATAGTTAGGAACTGTCTCTCTAACTATCTTAGCCGCTGTTTTCATAATTTCTAAATCACTAGGCATTTTTTTAATTTTACCTGCTTGAAAAGCAGTTTTATATGCCTCTTTATATTTGTAACCTTCTGCTAAAAAGTTTGTAATTCTAAATACATCATCTTCAGCCGTATATAAATCTTGAGCTACGCCATATAATTTTTTAAATTTTTGTGTAGTTGAATTAACTAATTTGTTAAAAAATACTTCAGCTGTTTCATTACTTTTACCTGCTCTTGTAATATCACCAAACAATCCTTCAATATCTCTAGCTACTACGTTTTGATTTACTACACCTTCTTCTAATAAAAATTTATACAACCCTTGATCGTCAGGTGTATTTCTAAATCTAGGGTTTCCTGTTGCCCGGTACAATAATTGTGGTTGTGCAGATTTTACAGCTTGTGTAAAAAATTCAAATAATTTTTGTGGTGGTATTAAAATGTTACCACTGTGTACTGTAGTAAACACAGCAGAGAAAAAGTTTCTTAAGTGTGTAAAAGGACCAAGAATAGTTTTACCCGCCTGTGATATACCTTTAGGTATTAACAACATAGCTCTATATGGAAGTGATCTTGTTAATGCACTACCTATAACTTCATCCCCATGTTTTATAGAATCTGCCCAGGCTTTACTTGTAAATTTACCATCCAAAGGTGATGAATATACTTGATCGGATAATCTAGTGCTAAGTTTTAAAGGCGCACGTGTAATTTCTTGGTAAGGTAAATTTTTTAAAGCCTCGTTGTATGAATTATAAAACAAAGCTCTACCACCACTTGCTTTTATAGCATTACTATCACTTAATAGTTTTGTATAAAAATTATCTCTTGCAACTATATCCGCAAGATCAGTCATTACATTATAGATTGTGTTCTTTGCATTTTTATATTTACCAAACAAAGTATTAAATGCAGCAAGATCTGATTTAGTTTGTATTAATCCACCTACTTTATCTGCTTTAAATTTACCGCCTGCAGTTATGTTTTCACCTATGCTTTTTATCTGTACAGCTGAGTCATCTAAAATATTAGCCGTGCCTATAGGAAAAGTAGGTGTTTTAGTTACAGGATCTTTAGTTACACGTTTTAAAATATTATTAACTACAATCATAGCATCGTCTCTAGAAAAACCTTTTTCACCATTATTAATATGATATCTTTGAATTATTTTAGCTACGTCTTCTTTTGCAGCAAGTGTGGGTTTGAATCCATCAAACAATCCCATGTTCATATCAAAAATTTTATAATCAGCACCTAGATTATATTTAACTCTATTATTTAAAATTGTATTTAAATCTGAGACAGCAACCTTAATATTTTTATTTTGTGCAACTACATTTTTTAAAGCAGCAGCCGTAGTTCTAAAACTAATCCCATCATTAATTAATTCAGTAATTTGATCTTTATTAACACCTAATTTATTCATCGCACTTCTAAAAGCTTTTAATGATTTATCAGAAAAACCTTTAAATATAATTCTATTTTTACTAACCACATCATCAGTTGTTAATAAAAAATTAGAAAACAATTCTGATAGCTGTGCAGGGTTTTGAATAGCTTCAGATGCTTTAGTGCTATTTCTAGAAATCTTTTTTAATGCATCATCAAAGTTTTTAGCTGCATCATCTGCTGCAATTTTAACAGCACTCTTTTGACCCTCTAGTCTTTGAATACCATCAAACAGTTCTTGAGCTTTATCACTTCGTGATCTAAAAGGTTTGCCTACAAATTTATCAACCCATCTTTCTAATTGAGAATTACTAAATGCAAGATCTTTACCTTTGGTAGCAAGTAATTTGGCTGTCTTTGCTGTACCATAAACAAATGGCACAATAGGAAAAGCTAGCTCTGCACTAAATTTAAATTTATTATTTAATTGTCTAAATGCATCTTCGTTTGCTGATTCTTTTTGTTCTCTATCTAAACCTGTGCCTAAAAAATCTAAAGCGTCTATATCTCCAAATGTACCTATGTCTTCTGATTTCATTACAATAGCACCACCACCAAAACCACCACCAATAGAGATAGCTGCAAATTTATCAAAACGGTTAGGTAAATTTAATTGTTTTGCTTTACTACCAGCTTTAGATACAGCAGTTGCTGTATCATCTAATTTAGCATATCTGTTTGTTTTAATAGCATTTACTAATCTTGGTGTTAGCTCTCTTGCTTTTCTACTAGCGTATTGAATACCAGGTCCTAATACTTTAGTACCAACTTTAGCTGCATTAAATATTTGTAAAAACGCTTCTGTTAAATGACCTGCAGCCGTAGCTCTTGCATCTTCCTCTGCTTGATTTTCTATTAATCCAAAAATAGTTTTATCAAAAGTTTTATTAAATCTTTCTGTTAAACTTTGATCAACTTCTATACCATCACCTGTTGCTGCATCGTAAACTAATGTTCCAAAATTAATTATACCTTTAGGAAATTTAATACCTGCACTAACAACAGCTCCAGTTAAAGATTGACCTAAACCTACTTCATAATCATCCTTATCACCTAATCCAACTTTTTCTGTTGTTTTAATATCTTTAACTTCTTCTGTTTCTGTTTCTTCTGTATCTATTGTAGATGCTTTTGCATCACCAATAAAATTAATATCTTTTGGAATGATTCTAAATCGTTTATCGTTATCAAGTGCATCTCTAGCTAGTTGAGCAGACGTTTCGTCATCAAAGCCTTGATTTAAAAATTCTTCTTCTTTACGTCTAAGTTCTAAAGCCTGAGGACCTTCGCTTTTTAAAATACGAACGTCTCTTTTACCTGCTTCAATGCCTTTTAAAATTGCTTCTCTTGTTTCTTTAGAAGGAATAAGAAAATCGTACCAACTTGGCTCAGCCATGGTTTACTCCTCCTGTATATCTAGGTCTAATTTAAATACTTTTTTACCTTGTCTGTATATAAAATTACCAGTTGTAATATCATAAAGATAAGTGTTTTCTGGAAGACTATCTAATATTGCACCTTCTTTAAGAATTGCTCCACCTTCAGAATTAATATCACCTTGGTATTCATCAGCACCGTAAATATATTTATCCTTTGATGAAGTTCTTAAAAATTTATTATAGGCATCTGGATTAGCTTTTTGTAATCTTAACTCATCATTATAAATAAGATTAGCTTGATTAGTTGTTAAAGTAGGTCCAGTTCTAGTTGATGTTACATCTATAATATCTTTTATTTTAAGAGATTCTTCATCTCTTGCTATGTCTGTAGGGCTTTTAGATTTTCTAAATTCAGGTAAGACCCTGTTAAATGCTTCTTCTCTACTAAATCCACCACCTTCTTCTGACATTAAATATTCTATCTTTTCTTGTAAAGCTATTTTATCTGAGTCAGATAAATCTTTAATAAACTCTAATCCAATTGCTTGTCTTGTTTTTCTTCTATCACTTGCATCCTTAATTAATCTACCTATAGGTTCTTTGGAAGCTTCTAATATATTTGGAATTAATCCACCTTTACCTGTTTGAGTTGCAATGTTTGGACCAACTGATAATAAAAATTGTGTTAAAGGATCTCCAAGACCTTTGTCCGAACCACCAAGACCTTCAACCATTTTAATTTTTTCATCTATGGACAAATCTTTAATATTACTATTAGCATACTGTCTTCTATCAACAACATTATCCATAATACCACCACCGACGTCACCGCCTTTTCTAAACATAGGTCTTTTAAATATTTTACTCATATTATCTAAATGCTCTATATACCCCTGCTAATGTAGCTCCAGCCCCTAATGCTGTTTGTAATGGTGAAGGTGTAGGTGTTGTTTGAGTTTGGAATTGTGCTGGGTATCCAGAGATTAATCCCATAACACCTTGACCAAGTGTTTGAGCTAAGTTTAATGGCTGCTGCTGTTGTGCTAAAGCCAATTGTTGTTGAGCAGCTAAGTCAGCTTGTGTTTGTGCTTGTTGTTGTGTGCCTAATGCACCTAATGCTGAAATCTGTTGACCTGCTAATGCCGGTGCAGTTTGAGCTAAATTTAATTGATTTAAAAATTGATTTTGAGCTAACTGTTGAGCTTGTGTAAATCCTTGTTGTCTTAACTGTGCCTGTAATGCTGCTCGGTTCCTGTCGCTTGTTGCTTGATACTCGGCTAGCTGAACACCTTCTCTACCACCTCCAAATGCACCAGAACCAATTGCTTGTGCTCTTAATGCAGGTAAACCTTTTGCAGCTTGAACATCAAAGTCTGCTAACGTTGTATCAATTATATCTTGTTGATACGGTGACATAAACTGCTGATAAGCAGTTGGTCCGGTTGTAGCTGCTGCTGTTTGTAAGAAGGGAGCAAAAGATCCAAGACCACTTCTTAGTGCTTGTGCTTCTTGTGTAATAGCTGATGTTGGAGCCACAAATTGTGGACCCATAACTTTTGATAAATCTGCACCACGTAATCCACCAATAGCTGACTGTAAATCAGATAAAAAAGTTTTACCTGCAGCTTCAATAAATGGTGCGGGTAATTGTTGTACTGTTGAAATTTCTGCCATTATACTACCTTGCTCTCTAGGTTTTTCATGAGATCATACATTCTCTGAGCACCTTTGTTAACACTACCACCACCTGCAGCTCTAACTGCATCAGCAGTGAATACGAATTCGTTGTTTGATAACATCGCTGGGATATCATCTGCTTTCTCTTTTACACCAACTGGAGGTATAAATCCACCTGTTTCTCTTAAATCTATTTCTTTAACTCCTTTAGAATTCTCTCTAAGAGGTAAACCCTCGATACCTGCTGCTTGCATAGCATTTTCACTAGCTGAATCACCCATAGCTTTCATTGCTCTACCACCTTCTGCCATATTTCCTACATCAACTGTAGAATCATCAGCCGCTTCTACCATAGCAGTTATTCTAACATCATAATCAGTATCCGACTCAGCTTCTCCTTGTGGATACAATCTAGAAAATTGCACTTTTAATTGATCATTTACTTGTGCTCTTCTTTCAGAAAAATCAGATTCGCTTTCTCCAGGTAGTTGTTCTCTTTGTGCTAACAACCCTGTAATAACTGCTCCAGCTCCACCTATTTTTAATGCATCCATTGCAGCACCAGCTCCTTCTTTATCACCACTTAAACCTAAAAAACTTAAAGGATTTGGAAGTGTTTTAATACTTCCTTGTAAACCACCTATACCAAAGAAAGGTTGATTACCACCTAACATAGGCGCAAAGTTTAAAGCAGCTGCAGCTAATAAAGGATTTTTTTTAACACCTTTAACTACACCTTTAACAACTTTTTTAGCTTTCTTAACAAGACTACCTAAACCGTATTTTACTCTACCACCATCGGCCATATCTTCTTTAGGTCTTAAATCACCCCTTAATGTAATATTAGGTGCACCTGCCATGAATTTTTTTGCTTTTTTAGTATTTGTTAATGCCATAATTTTGTCTAAATTTAGTTTAAGGGCAGGCGTACTTATCCTGAAATATCACACTTTATTTGATTTTTTTCGTATCGTCAATAGCTGGTTTTAGGTTGTCAAAGAACCTACCACAAAACTGATGCTCACCTACATGGGTTATATAGTCCATAATATATAGATATACTTTACCACCCATATCGGTCCATCTTTGACAAAAACCAAAGTCTTCACCAAAATAACGTTTAGTTTCTGTATCATGAATGGTATCAAATAAATTATAAAAGTTAGCTTTTTTCTCTTCTTTACCATTAATATTAGTAGGTTGAAATATTTCTAGTTCTGGATGATGTTTCATCATTTTTTCTAATACTGTTCTTTTAATTAACATACAGCCTGTAGGAGCATGTGTTGCCTCTACAATACCTAATTTAGATTCAATATGATTTTGATCATTTAGTTTTATAGGAAATGTATATCCAGGTCTTCTTAATTGATCTTTATTTTGAGCCTTATCTTTTTCTTGAAATATCTTATCCCAATCTAATGACTTCATTGGATAAGGACAAGCAATAACATCTTTATCTGCTTTTAACATTGTCTCAATAGTTTGAAAATTAAAATCAATATCGGAATCTATAAATAATAAATGTGTATAACCATCTTCATGATTTAACATTTCAGCCACACATAAGTTTCTACCTTGAGTAACTAAAGATGATTTCATTATAGTAAAGCTAACTAATATTTTTCTTAACATACAATCTTGTTGAAACTTTAATACTGCTTGACAGTAATGCATAGAAACATCACTATGCACTGGAGTGCACACCATTATTTTATAAGGTGATCTATCTTCAGGTTTTGGATCAGATAAATCTATTACCTCTGCTCCTGTATTAGATTGTTTAATAGTTTGATAAGTATCTTCGTTAAACCAAATAGGTTTATTAGGATTTTGCATTAATTACCCCTTTTAAAAAAGTTGTCCACTGCATAGCTATTTTACTCCAATTATAATATATATGTGCGTATCTTGATTGAGAATCTAAATGATCATGAATTTGTTTGTGATCTAAAGTATAAGATGCTTGCTCTATACCAAAACCAAACTTTTGTGCTAAAGCTCTGTGATTAGAATCGTAAGGCACATACATAGGAAACTCTCCTCCTGTTTCGTACAAAGCGCCTAAATCATCTACTATACAATATAACCCTGCAGCCATACATTCTAATAAAGATATACAAAACGTTTCTTCAAAAATACTTGGATAAGCATACATGTGATAATTTTTTAAATTATCTTTTATATATTGATTTGATTTGTACCCAATATAATTTACGTTAGGTAATTTTTCTGCTTGATCGTAAAGCTCTTTATACTCATGATCGTTTTGGTCGTAGAATTGTTTACCATAAACTTCCGTAGAAGAATATACATCTAATGTAACCAAAGGATTTTTTACTAATTGCATCGCACCTAATAATACAGACAAACCACGCCAAGGTGTATTTTGATGTATTATTTTTATAGGCTCACCTTTTTTATATGGCTTAGCTTTTTCTATGTTATCAATACCATTTTTAATAACCACACATCTACTAGTTGGTATATTAAAATTATATCTAAACTTTTCGTAGTTCCAATGTGAGTTAAAAACATACCAGTCGTATTTATTATGATTAGCAGGATTACTAAACCATGGAGCTAAATTAGGTTGATCGTAAGAATTTTTTTGCCAAAGTATATTTGGTTTAGTTGGGTGCAAAGGTATTTTTTCTGGCACCGAAGTACAAATCTGTACTTGATCTAATAAATTTTTATCGACATATTTTTCTAAATATTCGAATTGTAATTCTGTTCCGCCTCTAGGGTTTTGGTTTCTTATTATCATTCATAACTTTCTGGAAGACCTCTAGACCTTTATTAGTAACCTGCACAGTAACATCTTGAACAATATCAGGTCCTTCTTTCTTCTCTTTATATGTTTCACCAGTTTTTGTATTTCTATATGTTATTATAGTTGTACAATCAATATTTGGTAATTTATTATCCGTTTTCATTCTCTCTATTTATTAAGGCATAATTTATTACACCTTGTATTGTATTACTTCCTGTCGCTGCTTGCACAGTTATAGCATCACCTGCTTCTAAATTCAAGCCTTGAGGTGAGGCATTTACTTGTGATTTAGCAGCTACTTCATCTCTAAAAAATTCATATTCAGCACTAGAGTCAGAAGAATCTACCAAATTCATTTGTACTAAAATACCTGATGATGCATCATTGTTTGCACAATATACACTTTTAACTATAATTGTTCCATCAGTGGGGCACGTAAGCACTGTAGTTTTACCTGTACCACTTTGTTTAAAACCTTGATTTTTATAAAATATACTCATGATAAGAAATAGTTAAATGCATCCTGTTCGTTTTTTAAATCTTGTTGAAAAGAAAAATTAAGTTGATTTTGTAATGTAGTTAAAGACTCTAATATTTGTCTTTGATTTTCTACATCATATTCTTGTTTTGGTTCTGGTATATAGTTTGTTACTTTAGCCATTATCTGTCCCTTCCAAATGATCTAGAGGCTTCTTCATAACTAGTATCTAAACCTGCTGGTGTTGAAAAATCACCTGCTCCACCAGTTGCTTCTGTTCCTGCAGTTCTTTCAGCAAAGTCTGCAAAACTTTCTGCTCTTCTAGAAGCTTCTTTAGCTCTAGCTCTTCTATCAAGAAACTCAGCTAAAGTTTTTGATCTTCCAAAATCTGTAGCACGTAGTCTTTGATTTAAGTTTCTTATACTTTCTAATCCTCCACCAACAATAGAACCTACCGGTCCAAATGCTATAGATAAAGGATTTAAAAGATTTAAAATAGTTTGTATACCAGTTCTAGCTTCTTTTTCTTTTTCACCTATCATTTCTACATCATCTGCATCAGTTTGATAACCAGAAACACCTCCAAAAGAAGGATTGTATAAATCAGCATCAAAACCTAAATTTGTTCCTTCAAAATAAGCAGGGGATAAATCAAACATATTTTGAAAAGGTCTTGCTCCTGTAAAAGGAGCTGGTTGAAATCTTATATCTGTTTTTAAATTACCAAAAGCAGGATCAGTATCGTATCCTCTTACAGTTCCATAACCCTGTAATAATTCTTCAGGCGTATTAGCTAAACTATATAATCCATATGGTGGCATTATCTTCTTCCGTCCGGTTGTGCATCAAGTCTTAGTGTTCCGTATCTCCAGGTTTCACCTGTAGAATCATTTTCTATTTTAACAGATACAAGTCTACCTCGAGCTCTTGTATCTACTTTATCAGTAGAAGAAGTAACTGTAAAGGGTCCTAGCGGAGAGCTGACAGCTACATCATCAGGATAAGCACTAACAAATAAAGTTACTTTAGCATTACCCTCTTGATATTTAAAATCAGGTATAAACCTTCTTACAGCCATAAAAAATTCACCATCTCCTCGATAGTCTACAACCCCCGTTGCTTGACCTAAAGCACTTCTTCTAGATGTAATATCATAATCTCCTGATCTAATAAAAGCAGGTATAGCAGTAGTTGACGTACTATTAACTTGATCGGTTCCAGTTTCGTGTTCATAGTAAATAGATGCTCCAAATAAATTTGTAATACCTAAGATACCTGGAAATACAGGTGTTGAAGTGCTATCATAATCTGTAGCGTAAGGTTTATCAAACACCCCTTGATCACTATATGTCGTTCTATCTAAAGATGAAGTTGTCCAAACGTTTTCAGCATAGTTGTAAGTTACACATCGATCTATTTGTTCTGACCCTGATTTTGGATAAAACCAATTTACCTCTGTGTATAAATTATTAGCACCTGAAAATATTACATCCCTTGAATTAAAGTTTAGTCCTAAATTATCACCGTCTGTACTAAATACAAAATCTTCTACAAGTGATGGTAATGATTTTACTGTTCCGTCAAAAACAAAAAAACCACCTTGTGATCCCATCCAAAATACAGATCCATTAACAAAGGTGGCTGCATGTTGACCTATGCATCCACAGTTTGTACCAACTTGTCTAACACTAAATGTAAACGGTGGCCCAACAAATTGAATGACATAAGCTGCTAGATCAGTTAATACAAAAACATAATCTTTACCTTGAATGGCTGCTCTTATTTCATTACCTGTATCTAATCTAAATGTCCCTGCAGTGTTCGTAGATGTAGGTGCATATGTATTTAAATCTTCTTGATTAGAAAATCTTACAAACATTGGATCTTGAGTTGCTGGTGTTCCAATAGTTGTTTCTGTTCCAAAATGAAATAAGTGTCTATCTCTATCTGAAACTAATGTAAATCGAGTTGTTGAAGGATTACCTGTTGTTACAAAGCCAGATGTAGTTTGTGAAGCTCGAATAGTTCTAGCTCCTGATGCTCCAGCATCCCAAGTAAATGTTTTACCATTAAATATAGTTGCAACTAATACTTGACCAAAGTTGTCAAGACTCCAGTTTCCTGGATCCAGAGTTACGTCACTTGTTGCTCTAGCTGTTCCCCATGTGGATGTGTTCCATGTAGATGTGCCCCATCCATATCCAGTGGTTTGTGTTGTTGGTCCAACTTCAACGTAAGGATTGACAGTTACAGCTCCAGCTGCAGTCATACCAGTTCCTCCTTCAGCACGTGAAGCTTGAACTGTAAATTTATCTATGTCAGGAACAGTTAATATTTCATAAGGTTGTTGTAATTCTGCTGCTGTAAAATCAGATGCACCTGTTACCGTAACAGATGAAAGAGTCACATATCTTCCAACAGCTAAACCGTGAGAACCTTTATTAATAGTTACCGTTCTTGATCCATTGACTGTTGTTAAAGTTCCACCAGTGATAGCTGTATCTAATGGAGAAATGTCATAAAAATCATTACCATAATATAAAAATAAACCTTGAGATGTTCCAATTGCAGCATACTTTTCACCTGCAAAACTAGAAAATGAAACCTGAGCTCTTGCAGCTCCTGGTAAAGTTTTATTTGCTGCAGTTAGTTGTAACCAACCACCTATTTTTTCAGGCAATCCATATCTAAATCTTACAAAATCACCGTCTGTCCATTGTCCTTCAGCACCTGATTCTGTATCTTGTTTATTAAATCCCGACTTGAATTTTAGTTTTTGTAGCATATAGTGGTGTTATATATCAATAATACTTATAATGAAAGATACAAAATTATATGGAAAAAACGGCTAAAATAGAAAATTTTATTGGCACTTATGATAATTACATTATGGATGAAGAATGTGATAAAGCCATTAAATTGTTTGAAGAACAAGATAGATTTCATAATACCTTAAATAGAAAAAAATTTGAAAATTCAGATAGCCTTAGAAAAAAAGATACTCAGTTTTTTGCTCATGCAAAAAATATAGATACATGGTGGACTAATTTAAGGACTTTAATTGTAAATTTTGAAATAGCCTTTAATCATTATATAACTACAACAGGCGCAGATGCAGTATTTAATCATGAACCTTTTCATTACACACAATTAAAAATACAAAAAACTTTACCTGGAGAGGGATATCATGTTTGGCATACTGAACATCATGTAGGTTTTGAAACAGAACCTCGTGCTTTTGCATACTCTATTTATTTAAATGATGTTGAAGATGGAGGAGAAACAGAATTTTTAAATCAATCTATAAGAGTAAAACCTAAAAAAGGTAGAATAGCTATTTGGCCTGCAGGTTTTCCTTACGTTCATAGAGGTAATCCACCATTAAAAGGTGAAAAATATATATTAACGTCTTGGATGTTATTAAGAAGTGTATGATGTAGGTCTTGCGCCTTTTTCTGACTCATCTCTAGTGTCAGCGTCCCAATCAGCTTGTAATGCAGCTAAATGAGCTGAATCCCATCTACTAATAAAATCTTGAAAGTCTCCTAAGTTAGCAGCTTCCCAAGTAGAGTGAGGAGTTTCATCTCTATATTCTACAGCGTCACTTGGATTAGAAGTTCCGTATTGAATAGCCCATATGTTTGACCATTTAGATAATCCCCAAAAATCATCATCAACTATTTTGTAAGCTCCCTTACCATCTCCTTGTTGTTTGATAATTCTTTTATCTTCGAATATTACAGTCCATGTTGCATTTGTTGCCATCTTTTCTCCTAAGTTTTAATAATATAAATTACAGCTAAATAAGGTTGTACAACTGATGTAGCAGTTCCTGAAAACGTAGCACTCATATTGTGTTGGTGACCTGTACCATCTCCTGTGTCACCAGTATTAGCCCCAGTATTAAAAGGAAAAGGTGAGTTAGCATTAGGCTCAGCCGGTCTTGATGCTGCTGTTCCACCACCTGGGTGAGAGTGAGTAGCTAATTGAGCTTCAGATAAAGTTGCATTAGCTGTTGTACCACCAACAGTTCCACTTGCAGCCACCGTATTTGCTCCGCCCGTTGATCCTAAAGCTTTAGTTCCAGATTTTCCTAAAGCTACGTTGTCTTGTAAATCAGGTAATTTAAAAGTCGTTGCACCATCTCCAGCTCCGTAAGTTGTACCTATAATAGCAAATAAAGCTGAGTATGTGCTTCTTGAGACTAATGCACCATTACACTCTAAAAAACCTGTTGGGACTGAAGAAGAAGACCACGGCACAATAGTTGCTGTAGGAATTCCTTCGATACCAGTAAGGTTTGCTCCATCGAAATCGTATCTTGTTGCTTCGTAATTTGACATCTA